ATGCGTTTGACCTCACACTTTTCTTGCAGCATGAGCAGTTCACGTTCGTACAAATTGATTTTCTCTTTGTGCCTTAAACGTCTGACTGCATTTGGGTGTAAATGTTCCGTGCATCGAATGGCAGCACGCGAAAGCGCGCCGATGATCGGACAATTACAATATTGGTGGTTATAGGAGAGTGCTTTGGACCTTAGCAGGGTTTCCCTTGTTCTCTGAGAAGCCATTACGTACTGCTTACCGCACCAACCTAGTTTGCAAGCAACCTCGATGCCATCTGTAACTACGATCTTATCAGTCGGATCGAAGATCATGCCACAGAAGCTGGCGTCAGATAGATTATCGTACACGTCGAGTTTGACCCTAAAACCTATCTTGGCGAAGTCACTAACTTCAGGAGACACACCACGGAATTTGAACAATCCGTCGTCTCCTTCCACCACACCTTTCAAATCAATTGCACCCTTCTCTTCACAAGTGAAGAGCATACACATCAAATTGGCAAACCCATTGCCAAGAGAAGTACACATCTCGCCTGACATGCGACCGGTGGTCCGCATACTGCCAAGCTTTGATTGTATAATGTTGACCGATTTCAAAACTCCACACATTTCTCTAAGTTCTGTATTCCCTCCCTCCAATTGAGAGGTCATATAACTATAGAGCTGGAATTCTGCAGCCTCCATTATTTCGGGTACAAATGCAGCTTCGAAGGACGTATGGTCCGTAACTGAATAACTAGCGCCATCTTCGTGCAATAGATTCATTATGTACTCAGGCCTGAGAGGCTCTGGTACGTGTTTGATGAAGTAAGGTAGTTTGTATACTTCAGTTTCTATCGCCTTGATGTACGGACCCAAGAAGCACTTAAACAAGTCGCTTCTAGCCATGATAGTTCTTGAATATTTCCACGTTGAGTACGTTTCTTCTTTCAAGAATGCTTTTACCACGGTGACCTCGGGATCGAGGTGGGTCTGGGTATGTTCTTCCCACAATTTAGTCAGATCGTCCTTCCTGCCTCTGCTGTAGTTTGTGTTTTCA